TAGCGAATCCCTTCGATTAGAGATTGTAGAGCATTCAGAGCCAGTAGTATTCCAAGAAGCAGTGTACAATGGACGCAAGGTGAAGCTTAACAAAATCATGCGTGGTGATGTTAAGAAGTTCAAAGTATTTGTCAATGCTGGATCTAAAACAGCTGATGGTGAAATTAAAGCAAAGAAAGTTAATTTCGGTCAGAAAGGAATGAAGATCAAGAAAAGCAATCCTGAGAGACGTAAGTCATTTAGAGCGAGACATAACTGCGATAATCCAGGACCGAAAACAAAAGCAAGATACTGGTCTTGCCGAAAATGGTAGTATTTATATAAAACAATATAATTCAAACAATTTAACATGAATAGCATATACAAACAATTACTGCAGGCAAAAGGCTTACTAACTGAGGACTTTGAAAAGGATGCTAAGGACATTATGGGTAAGGACCTTGCTGGGGCAGTATCAGCGTTAAAAGCTAAAGCTAGTGATAAAGAATTTCAATCAGGTGCTACATCTGGTCAAGATGATGGATCAGATAGCGATGAGAAGGTAACATCAAACACGACACCAATCCCTGCAACTAAAATGTTTCCAACTCAAAAGGAAATTGGATTTGGAAACAGCTTAGATGATCTTGTAAAAGATAAATATGAGCAGATTGACAATGCCTTCACAAATCCAGTAAAGATGTCATCTCCAGACGGAAAGCTACCAATTCTTGCAGCTGATATAGGAGGAGAGATAGCCATACTAGATGGACACCACAGATGGTCCTTGTGCTTTATGATTAATCCAGACGCAGAGATGATGTGCGATGTTTTGAAAGGTGACTTTGACACTGCAGAAGACGCTCTTAAAGCAATGCAGTTTGCAATCGCAGCAAAAGCTGGAAAGGTTGTGACTAAAAACTTTGAAGGAAAAGATTTGATGTCAGTATCAACCGAAGAAGTTGAAAAGTATGTAGAAGAAAATATTGTACGATCAGCTGTTGCAAAATTTGCTAAATATAAACCAGAGATACTATCAAAAGCTGGAATCAAAAAGCCTAATAAGGAGAGAGACTTGGATGATACAAAAATTAAAAAAGCTATTGCACGTTACATAGGAGCATCGCATAAGAAGATTGTAAAAATGAAAGGTCCATACACAAGACCTATTATGCCACAAGCTGGCAAATCTGGTGTAGCTCAAAGTGATGTAAACAAAGCATTAGCTCAAGGAGATATCAACTTTAACGAACCATACCTAAAGGAAGCATTGCAAAAAAGAGCTGGAATAATAAAATAACTATGAAACTAAGAGACTTAATACCACTAAAAGAAGCACAAGACGATCAATTGTGTATGGAGTACTTTCGTAAGTTTGGAGAGTGTTGTGACTACAATGCTGTCTTTGATTACGTAGGAGTAAAAGATGACGTAGAAATATACACAGCTGATCTTACCAATTTTGGTGATTTGAGTTTAGTAGTAGCAAAAGCTCACATTGTAGCTAAGGTGACTAAGAAGCATGCAATGTTTGGTTTAGTATATGTGTTAAACGGTCTTGAGAAGTTAGACGCTACAATCTGTCGTATTAAACGTACGGAAAAGGATGGTCACACAAATCTAGAAGCGATTATGTTCGACAGCGAAGATAAGAAAAACTTTAGTGGTGACGATGTTAAATTCAAAAACGTGATCAAATGAAAAGAACAAAAAAACAACTCCAAGAAGAGGCGGTAAGACTATTGATCCGTAAATACGTCCGCGAAATGTTAAAAGAAGGGGCTGGAGGAGAACCATCTGCAGAAGCAGAGGAAGAGGAAGCAGCTGTTGATGCATCCACTCAACCTGAGACAGAGGAAGAGCCTGCAGATGAACCAAAAAAGCCTGAGCCAGAGGAAGCTCAAGATGAGCCTGGACTAGAAGAGGAGTTGGCAGACATAACTGATGCATATATTAAGAAGCTTAAAAACGCACAAGCAGCAGTGGATCAGAGTGATGTGATTGAAATTATGGCACAACTGATAGATAGCTTTGGATATGGAAACCAAGATAAGCTGACGGTATTGCAAGGCGTAAAAGAAATGGCTATTCGATGAGTAAGATTGACAAACTTATAGAAAATGGCATTAAGTCTTTGATGATTGAAAATCTCGAAGAAAAAGCTGTATCCAAAAACCAACAGCAGTTTATGGGGATGGTGCATGCTTACAAGAAAGGTGAAATGAAAGATGCACCAGCCAGTGTTAAAAAGGCTGCAAAAGGAATGACTAAAAAAGCAGCAAAGGATTTCGCAAGCACAAAGCATAAAGGATTACCAACGAGAGTAGATGAAAGTGTTATTAGTGATATCTTAATCATAGCAGATGAGAACAACACCTATGAGAAATTCACAGCAGAATTGATCAAACAGAAATATATCATGCCAGATGAGCTAGAAGATCCAGAAACTGAAAAAGAACTTCGTGCAATGTATGATGGCGTTAAGGATGGTAGCTTTATTAATGAAGCTGTATTACGTGAATCGCTTGAGGATGGATACATGCTTAACAGATTAACTGATAGTCAACTTGGTAACGGGCCTGCATCGGAATTTCTATCAAAACACAACATTGATTTGAAAGCCCTTGCAAAAGCAAAAATGCAAGGCGTTATAACAGCTTATGAAATTAGAGATGTTGTTAAAGGTACAGCTCCTCAAAGCACTATAAAAAAATTCATGAAGGATTATGCAGCAAAATCCATCAACGAAGATACGTCAGATGTTATGAGATGGGTACAGAATCTAAAATACTGGTACAGCAAATCCCTAAATGCTCCTGATGTTAGAAACACTCCTGGAGGTCAAGAGATGTTTAAAGCTGAGGTCAAAAAATGGCTTACTAGCACACTAAACGAAGCACTAGCACCAACTAACGATCTAAAAAGCAAAATGCCTGATCACGTTAAAGGATGGGCTAAATGGGTTGCACAGCACGCAAACGGTGAATGGTGGTATTATGATTCAATACCTCGTGTAGGACCAGGCACTGGATGGAAAAACAACGATAGAGATGGTTATCAGTTTGGTAGCGGTATAAAGACAGCACCACAGGGTTGGGAAAAGTCTAGTCAAGAATTAAAAGAAAACAAAATGAACGCAAAAACAGAATCGATAGTAAAGCGATTAAAAGAAGATACCGAATACCAAAAATTCTTTAAGTCAGCAATGGACAAGTTTGGTGTGAAATCTCCAAAAGAGTTGAGCGATAAGAAAAAGAAAGAGTTTTTCAACTACGTAGATAAAAACTACAAAGCGAAGAGCGAATAGCAAACCGTGTAAGTTATGATTATAAACAGATACCATATTATCGGGCTTGCGTTATACACAGCGTTAATCGTAACACTCACCTATTTATTATCAAGACCCAACACCAATGTAAATGGGCTATCAACACAAGATCAAAAGTACGTGGATAGTTTAAACATACGCATTGGTGAACTGGAAGGTCAGCAAAAAGTGAGTGACAGCTTAATAGCTAATTACAAAAAGGATATAGAAGTATTGGATCATAAGATAGATTCAACTAAAAACAAAGTTACACAAATACGCAAGGAATATGAAGGCAAGATTAAAAATATTGGTAGGTACACTCCTACTGAGCTCGATAGCTTTTTCACAGACAGATACAAGTAGGCAACTAAGCAAAGACTCTGTTGTATGTTTACCAGTCAATATTGCTAGGCAGGTAGCGGCAGACTTGGTTTCTTATGATTTGTGCAAAGAAGAATTAACTAGCGCTGAACAACTCAACAAGCTGTTAAATGAAAAAAATCAACAGCTATCAAAAATGTTTCTCGAAAAGGATAAGCAGTACGGGCTATGTAGAACTGAGGTTGATTTGCTTAAAGAGAAAAATGACATATATGAGCAGGCCAACATTGATCTAGCGGATAAGAACCGCAAACTAAAGAACACATCTATTGCATTAGGATCAACTACTGGAATAGCTGTGTTAGTGGCAGTATTACTATCAATATTGAAATAATGAGCCAAGACGTAAACCTAAAACAACTTATAAGAGCTGAGTATATTAAGTGTGCTAAGGATCCGGTTTACTTCATGAAAAAATACTGCCTGATTCAGCACCCAACAAAAGGAAAGATACCATTCAAGCTGTTTCCATATCAGGAAGAGCTTACAAACGATATTCAAGAAAATGATAGGGTAATCATACTTAAATCAAGACAGCTAGGGATATCAACACTATCAGCGGGGTACTCTTTATGGACAATGCTATTCCAAAGCGACAAAAATATATTAGTTGTTGCAATCGATCAAAACACATCCAAAAACCTTGTAACAAAGGTGAGTGTGATGTTTGAGAATCTGCCTAGTTGGCTTAGAATGAGAACTACTGAAAAGAATAAGTTATCACTTAGGCTTGCAAATGGATCACAAATTAAAGCTGTAGCAAGCTCAGGAACATCAGGACGTTCAGAAGCATTATCGTTAGTGATTATTGATGAGGCTGCGTTCGTTGATAATGCAGAAGAGTTGTGGGCATCACTACAACAAACACTATCAACCGGAGGTAGAGGTATTATACTTAGCACGCCAAATGGAACCGGTAACTTCTTCCACAAAACATGGGTGAAGTCGGAGGAAGGACGAAACTCGTTCTTTACTAAAAGACTTCCATGGCAAGTGCATCCGGAGAGGGATCAGGAGTGGAGAGATAGGCAAGATGAGGAGTTAGGGTTGAGACTTGCAGCACAGGAGTGTGACTGCGATTTTAGTACATCAGGTAACACGGTCGTACATCCAGAAATGCTAACATTCTACAGAGAAACTTATATGCAAGACCCTTTAGAAAAGCGTGGTTTTGATAGCAACTTGTGGGTATGGGAGATTCCAAATTACACAAAAGATTATGTGGTTGTAGCCGATGTTGCTCGAGGAGATGGATCTGACTTTTCAGCATTCCATGTAATTGATATAGAAGAAGCAACTCAAGTAGCAGAGTATAAAGGACAAGTCACAACAAAGGAGTATGGAAACATGCTCGTATCTATAGCTACTGAATACAATGATGCATTGCTAGTAATAGAGAATGCAAACGTAGGATGGGCAACAATACAGCAAGTCATAGATCGTGGATACAGAAATCTTTATTACACACCAAAGGATATAGGTCTTGATTCCGATCGATATCTAGCACGTGCGACAGACGTACAAAGAACAAAGGATCAAGTAGCAGGGTTTACAATGTCATCTAAAGTAAGACCCTTAGTTATTTCGAAGATGGAGTTGTATATGCGAGAAAAAAGTTGTATAATAAGGAGTAGAAGACTGCTCGATGAACTCGGTGTATTTGTATGGCGAAATGCACGAGCAGAGGCACAATTAGGATACAATGATGACTTGGTTATGAGTTGGTGTATGGGATTATGGGTTAGAGACACAGCCTTGAAGTTAAGGCAGGCTGGAATAGAGCTTACTAAAAGAGCGTTAAACCATGCAAAATCAACCGGTGTATATAAGTCTGGACAGACAAATGATGCATGGAAGATGAATACTAATAAAGGTGATCAAGAAGACTTGAATTGGTTATTGTAGCCTATTTATAAGTAAACAATAAAATTAAATGGCAGAGAATAATCCCAATCTATTTAAGAGATTAAGACAACTCTTTAGTACCGATGTAATTATACGTAATGTCGGAGGCAAGCAGCTTAAGGTAATTGATACTGACCGCGTACAATCATCCGGAAACTTAGAAAATAATTCACGAGTAGATAGATTCCAACGTATGTATGGAACTGGACTCACAGCATACTCTGGTATGGGTCAAGTATTGCAAGCAACTCGGTTAGAGTTGTTTCGTGATTACGAAGCAATGGATACAGATAGTATTATATCATCCGCTTTAGATATATACGCAGACGAATGTACTGCAAAAGATGAATTTGAAGATACGCTAACAATAAGCACAACAAACGATCAAATACACAAAGTTCTTCATAACCTATTCTATGACATAATGAACATCGAGTTCAATTTATGGCCATGGGTACGTAACACGTTAAAGTATGGAGACTTTTTTCTTCATCTAAATATAACTGAGAAGTTTGGTATCACAAACGTAGAACCAATCTCAGCTTACGAAATGATTCGTGAAGAAGGAACAGATCCAGAGAATCCTAACAAAGTAATCTTTAAGAGAGACTTCACTGTGGGAATGATCAATTCCAGTACAGTGTATCGTAAGGATGTAGAAGAATACGATAACTACGAAATTGCACACTTCCGATTACTTAATGACACTAATTTCTTACCATACGGCCGTTCATTGCTAGAGCCTGCAAGAAAGGTTTGGAAGCAGTTAACCTTAATGGAAGATGCAATGTTGATTCACAGAATCATGCGAGCTCCAGATAAGCGCATCTTCAAAATAGACATTGGTAACATACCACCAAACGAAGTTGACGCATTTATGGAGGCAATGGTCAATAAGATGAAAAAGGTGCCTTTCATAGATGAGAGTACTGGAGATTACAACTTGAAGTATAACATGCAAAACATTCTTGAGGATTTCTACCTACCGGTACGTGGTCAGGAGAGTGGAACAAGTATTGAAACAACTCCAGGATTGCAGATGGATGCAATTCCAGATATAGAGTATCTACAGAATAGAATGCTTGGTTCATTGAAAATACCAAAAGCGTATTTAGGATTCTTAGAGGATACTACTGGAAAAGCTTCATTAGCATCTCAAGATTTTAGATTTGCACGAACAATTGAACGTGTACAGAAGATCGTAGTTTCAGAGTTAACTAAGATTGCAATTGTACATCTATATGCACAAGGATTCACAGATGAAGAGATAGTTGATTTTTCATTAAAATTAACACCACCTTCAACATACTACGAAAGAGAAAAGTTAGAGTTATGGACTAGTAAATCAACACTTGCGGGCGATTTAGTAGAGAAAAAGTTGTTTAGCAGATTTTGGTGCTACGAGCATATATTCAATATGCAGCCAGAACAATGGATGGAAGAACAAGAGCGCATTGCAGCAGACTCAAAAGAATTCTTCCGTCTTGAGCAGATTAAGACCGAAGGTAATGATCCAAAGAAAACTGGACAATCATTCGGTACGCCACATGACATTGCCAGCCTATACAAAGGTGATGCAGGAGTTCCAAAAGGATACGATGAAAAAGAGGTTCCGGAAGGAGGATGGCCTGGTGCTGGAAGACCGGAAGAACCTGGAACTTATGGAAAACATGAGCATCCACTAGGTTGGGATCCGGCAGGTCATAAGCAGAATCGAGCAGCTGGAAAAGTGGTGTATGAATCACAAAGCTTAGATAAATTCAAAGGATTGAAGGATTCTTTGGAAAAATCGCAAGCTGTGCGTAATACATACACTCCGGAGCAAAAAAACCACGGACTTCTTAACGAAGAAAATCTGTTAGATGAGTAATCTTTACAAATTCCGACATATTTATTACTAGGACACAAATACGATATGAAGAAATCGACACACTCGAAGATTAAGAATACCGGTATATTATTTGAGCTATTAACACGCCAAATCACTGCCGATACCTTAACTGGATCAAAAAATTCCCCAGCATTAAAGATTATCAAGGAATTCTTTGCTGCCAAAACTGTATTAGCTAAAGAGTTAGTGCTGTATCAAACACTACTAAACGAGTCTTTCAAGACACACCGAAAAGCCGAAATATTACTCAACACTACCCTCAAGGTACGAAAGAGTTTGGATGAGAAAAAGCTTAACGATGCTAAATACAATCTAATAAGAGAGATTAAAAAAAACTACGATCTTAAAGAGTTCTTCAAATCAACAATTAATAACTATAAAGTATACGCTTCTGTTTATAGAGTGTTTGAAGGATCAGGCATTTCACATTTAGGAGATGTAGTGCGTAGTAGAGAAACAATCACAGAGCATATAGTAGGGCGTAAGTCGGTAACACAGACCGTAGATAGTAAGGAATACCTAAATGAGTCTGAGGAAGTGCGTATGCTAGCTTATAAATTAATGCTAGACAAGTTTAACGAAAAGTACGCTAACCTATCTGAATCGCAGCGATTAGTGTTGAAAGAGTATATCAACAATGTCAGCAACACAACAAAGCTGCGCGACTTTGTGATCAAAGAAAGTGCAAACATACAAAAACAGCTTACTAAAAAATCAAACTCAATCAAAGACCCGGTAACCAGCATTAAGTTATCAGAGGTCGTTAGTTTGCTAGATCGCAATAAGAAGATTAAAAGAGTTGAAGAGGATCATGTACAGTCTCTTTTACTGTACCACGAGCTGTTAAAAGAATTATAATGACTGCAGAAGAGATAATAGAATTAAGAGAATACGTCAGACAGAAGGCTGAGGAGATGCGGAAAGAAAACACTACCGCAAACATCGCTACCTACGATACTCCAAACGCTTTTACTGGAGACGAGGATGACGATGGAACACAAGCTGTTGACCTAACTGATCCAGAATACGCATATTCTATTAAAGGTCCAAAAAAGAGAAATCCTAAATATTCTGTAAAACTCAACGAAGCGTCATACAAGGCTTTTAAAACAGACGAATCACGATCTAATACACAGAAGATTAATGCAAACATCTTAGAGGTAAATAAGCAGATACGTGAACTTGCACGTATGCTCAATCACAGCATTAAACTAAAGAACGAACAAAAACTGGACAATGGCATCCATTGGAAACGTACAAATGAAGCGTTAAAGAAGATGCATCACAGAATATCTGTTCTATCTGAGAAAGCAAATGAGCTTTACAATCTAAGAGAAGCTACCGCACAGCGGGTAAAAACACAGCTGCTGGACATCCTTAAAGATGCTGGATTTAACATAACAGCGAACGACATAGAGTACAATACATCAGGTTCAGATATGTATGAGTTTGACGTTATGGTTAATGGAGAGCCGTATGCAATTGATTACGACAGAGGTAACTTAGTTTTTCAAGATTACAATGAAGAAGTACCACTTGGAAACATTGAGCAACCTGAGGTGGTAGTTCAAAATATTCAAAAAACACTACAACCATGAAAAGAGTATTAATTGATTATATAGGGTCTATTGAGGTAACTCCGCAGCAGATTAACGAGTCGATGGACAAGAACAACGGCAAGTTAATCGTATCCGGTATCATGCAACGAGCTAGCAACAACTCAGAGAAAAACTTCAATCAAAACGGACGAAGCTATCCTCTAGGCATTCTTAAACCAGAATGTGAAAAGTATAAGAAGACTTTTATTGCAGAGCGGCGAGCATTGGGTGAGTTAGATCATCCAGATTCTCAGGTAGTAAACCTAGCCAATGTATCACACAATGTATTAGATCTTTGGTGGCAAGGAAACGACTTGATGGGTAAAATCGAAATACTAGGAACACCATCAGGAAACATAGCTAAAGAGTTATTGAAAGCTGGTATCCGATTAGGTATATCATCTCGAGGAATGGGATCAGTTAAAGAGCTTGGAGAAGGTAAGGTAGAAGTTCAAGATGATTTTGAAATCGTATGTTGGGATTTGGTTAGTAATCCATCCACACAAGGAGCGTTTATGAACCCATCACTTAACGAGAGTGTTCAATCAACAGCAAACAATAAGTACACGAGAATTAATTCACTGATCAGTGATATAATAACAGTAATGCAATGAAAAACGAAATATTAAAACAACTAAGCGAAGCGATAGACAACTCACGAGCAGAAGGATCTGCAAAGCTACGATTAAGTGAAAAGGCTCAGGTACTAGAGGAGTTGAAGGAGTATTCAACGTTAGGAGAAGTAATTTACCGCAGCGAAGGTTTGAAAGAAGCTGCTAATCGCATATCTGAGTTGGTAGAAAAAGCTGAAAGAGTGGCATTGCAGGAGACAGAGGAATGGTTTGATGAAGTGACTGTAAAGCGTAACATGAAAGAGCTTGCCAACAATAACAAAGAATTCACTAAAACTGTATCTGAAATTAGCAAACTACAACAACGCCTAGAGTCTTTGTACGAAGAGATGGGCAATAACCTATCACGCTACTATGAAATTAGTAACTAATAAGAAGATTGTTAACGACCTTTTAGCTGAGGTGTTGCTTGAGTACAACATACTCGAGGCAAACCCATTTGCTGGCGGAGAGAAAGAAGAAGGCGGAGGTGAAGAGGCTGGAGGTGATGCTGAAGCTGAGGGAGGCAAAGAAGATAAAAAAGCTGATGCTAAACCTAAAGAGGGTGGTGACGAGTTATCAATTAAATTTAATCAATCAGCAGTTAAAAAATACAATACAAATACCGATTGGAAAGCAAGTGAAGCTCCAGTCAAAAAGATAACAAAGAAAGGAATTGAAGTAGATGTAGCTGGTAACAATGTTTTAGTCAACTTTGATGATATTACAGAAAGTGCAAACAAGTTCTTCAGCAAGAGTTTAAAAGAAGCTGAAGAAAAGCTAGATGCTGAGGATAAAAAGCAGATCAAAGACCTTGAAGCTGAGATGGGTGCTGTCGCAAAAGAGATAGGATCAGCGTTTGATAGTGCTCAAGACAAGATCGAGCAAGAGGTAGAAGAAATGCCTGAGAAAGAGCTTAATGAAGCTTTAGGTGCTACCGCAATCGTAGGCTTTATACTAGCATTACCTAAACTAGTAGAGATTACCACAAAGGCTGTGTCTAAGTTAGTTAAGTTAATTAAAAAATACACTAAAGCAGATCCACCTAAAACAGAAGAGGAGCAGGCAAAGTGGGCAGCAAAGATTATTGACTTTACACACAAATGGCATAAAGTTTATATAAAGGCTTTCTACTATATGTTCAAGTTCTCAGGACTTTATAAAAAGGCTGGTATTAAAGATGAAGCAACGAAAATGAAAGTTGCTAAGATGTTCTACTATACAGTAGTAGCAGGCCTAGCTGTATCAGCAGGAATTGGTGCAATAGGAGCTTTCAAAGCTGGAATGAGTCAAGCAGCTCACGGAGGAGAGTTTGCTCTTGGTACTTTTGAAGGCATAATGGCTTCTATAAAAGGAGAAGAGATTGCAGAATTTCTAGGTGAAATGGGTGTATCTACAGCAGAAGTAGCAGCTGAAGCTTAGACAAACTAGTTACAATACAGATTATTTTCCACAAAAACAACGCATAAAACGCGTTTTGATTATTTCTCGTACTATGTATGAGTAAATACGCTATCCTGATATGGCGTCCTAAAACAAACAATTCACATTGCAACTCCAATAGTTGTAGGACGTTCAAAAAAATCAAAAATGAACAAATTATTAAAAGATGCAATCGCAGACGCAAAAGCTGTTAGAGAAACTGCTTTAGCTAATGCAAAGATGGCACTCGAAGAAGCATTCGCTCCAAAGCTGCAATCAATGCTTTCTCACAAAATCAAAGAAGAGATGGAAGAGGAAGAGCCGATGGCAGAGATGGAAGACGAAGAAGAGATCACAATGGAAATGTCCGATGAGGATGAGATGACATCTGAAGGTGAAGGTGGTGAGCCAGAAGTAGAAGATGAAGTTGAATCTGAAGAGGAGGTTGAAGTTTCTGACGAAGGTTCTGAGGAAGAAGCATCAGCTGAAGCCGAAGAAGAAGAAATGTCTGATGAGGAATTAGAAGAGATTCTAAGAGAATTAGAAGGCGAAGAAGATGAAATGGCTACCGAAGGTGATATGTCTTATGAAGATGAGTCAATGGAAGAAGGTATGAAATCTGACGATGACGAAATGAATGAGGCAGATGACGAAGAAGTTGACCTAGAAGAAATCATCCGAGCTCTACGCGAAGAAGAAGGCGAAGAGGAAAAGATGGAAGAAGAGGAAGACATGGAAGCTGAGGCTGAGTTAGAAGAGGCTTACGAAGTGATCAAGTACTTGCGAGGAAAGCTTAACGAAGTAAACTTATTGAACGCTAAACTACTTTATGTAAATAAGCTATTCAAGAAAGCTGAGTTGAGTGAGACTAAGAAAGTTAAGATCATTGAAACTTTCGATCGAGTGACAACTGTAAGAGAAGCTAAATTGGTATATGCTACATTAGCAGAATCAATGACAACAATTGCTCCGATTGCAAAAAGCAAAAAAGTTGTGAAACGTACAAAAAGAGGATTGACTGAAGGTATCGCTTCTGCTCCAAGCAGAGCTACTAAAAAGCCGATCATCGAAAACACTGTTTACAACCGATTTAACGAATTAATTAATTACAACAAGTAAAAAGCTAAAAACCTAAGAAAAAATGAATTTATTCGAAGGAATGGGAGAAACTAACAGAAGTGCAGAAAACAAAGCACTTATCTCCAAATGGTCTAGAACAGGCCTATTAGAAGGACTTGGTTCTAAGAATGAAGAAGCTACTGTAGCTGTCATGTTAGAAAACCAAGCAAAACAGCTTTTGAAGGAAGGATCCGCTACTACAGCTGGTACCACTGGTGCTGGATATGAGCAGTGGACTGGAGTTGCTCTTCCATTGATCAGACGAGTATACGCTGAGATCGCAGCAAAGGAATTTGTTAGCGTTCAGCCAATGAACTTGCCATCAGGACTAGTATTCTATCTTGACTTCAAATACGCTAACGATAAAAACCCATTTGGATTCGATCCGGAAGGACAAAACCAAACTGGTACATTACAAGGTATCACTGACACTACCGGAGATCCATCTGATGGTCTTTAGGAGC